TCAAACCAAAACCTTGTGTGTTTCTATTTGCCATAGTTGTTTCTCCTTATGTACCTGCCCCAAAGGGCCTCCAGTACGGTTTATATAAATTCAGTGATTGAAAAAAAATTATTTTTTCGTACCACCGAAGGTTACACGAGATTGTCTATCTACATTGATAGGCATTCTACTATCCTGCTCCTTCATAAGATCGTTGTTTACAGCTTCGTCTCTTTGTTTATGACGGTTAGTCATATACTCTTGTCTTTGCTTCGCAATCTCAGTCGGTACCTTCGCAAGTAGAAGGCCTCCTACCCCAATCACTCCCTTGTATTTACCTTCATCAAGTATAGGATAATCATCTGCATTAGCGATTTCTTCAGCCCTTACTAATTCATAACCTTCTCTAATTCGTCCAGTTATATTTTTAGTATCCTGAAAGCCAACGCTTTCTGCTCTTATCCATCTATACCTGAATCCATCAGGTGCAGGGGGTGCATCTAGAGAAGATGGTGGAACCCAAACTTTTGGTCTTTCAGTCTTTGACCTAGTTTCGTTCGCACGAGAAGTATTTTTATCTTTTTCCATTTTACGCTCCTTCCGTGAGTTTAATTTGTTTTGCGTACTCTTCGAGTGGCACTCCTAATTTTTTAGCTATTGCTACCTGTGATGAAGTGAGTCTCACAGTTTTTCTTCCAGGCCTAACCGTAGAACGGTTAACGGAAGCAACATTTTGCGTCGGTTTAGACGTTTGTCCTTCTCTTCTATCAAATTTCTGCGGGAATTCAAGTCTTATTCTTTTATCAACTTCCGCATAGTATTCATTAGTTTGAGGGTCAAAACCTTCTCTTTCTACTAAATCCTTATGTATTTCAAAGGCAGTAAATGTCATGGCTCTATCTTTACCAAACCATGAATTATTACCAGCCCAATCTTCAGCTCTAGGATCCGGAGAGGGTAGAGTTTTAGGTGTGCTTTCTGGAAGATATTCTGCATCAGATAATTTAGGTGCAGGTTCTTCTTTTTTTATTGATTGTTGTTCTTTTAAAGCATTAAGTCTAGCTTCATCAATTGATAAAGCAGCAACTTTTTTCTGCGCTTCGATTTGTGCAACAGCATCTGAATTTTCAATTGCTGAGGCTAATTCTTTTTGCGCAGAATCTAAACCAGATTGTACTCTAGTTTCAAACTGTTTAACATAATCTTCATTTACTTTTGTAAATTTAGTTTCTGTAGTTTGTCTTTTTGCTTCAATAGCTTTCGCATAGTCTAAAGCAGCTTTTTCTCTTCGCTCTGCTTCCCTCATTTTACGAGTAAGTTTAGCAATTCGAGATTGAACTCCTTTACTATAGTCTTCTAATTGTTCGTCATCCTTTTTTTCTTCTTCTTTTATTACTTCTCCGCCTTCTTCTAACTTTGTTTCTCTTTCATTTTCATATGATTTATCTGTTTCTTTTTCCGTGTTTTCTTCTACTTGTTCAATTACTGCTTCGTCTTTTGTTTCTTCAATAGAAACTTCTGCATCAGGTCCTGATGTATCTATATCTACTGTTTTTTTTTCTTCTTCTGGCATAGTTACTCCTTCCTATGATTAAAACTCATGCAAGATGTCCTCTGGACTATCAATTGTTGCTAAAACTTCGTCATCGTTTAGCAGACGCATTTCCCCACCTTCTATTTTAATTCGGCTACCTGCATAACGTGCAAACATAACCCAACTATTCACCTCGCACCATGGACCTTCAGGATATCTTTCTTTATCCTTGTAACATTGTGAACCCATGGACATAACCAAACCAACTTGAGATGCAACTTGTTGCCTTTCTAAAGTTGTTTCCGCTAATACTAATCCACCTTTAGTTTTTTCTTTCATTTTAAAAGGTAAAACTAAAAGTCTCCAACCCGTTGGTTGTGGTAATTTTGGTTCTTTTATTTCTTCTTTTTTCTCTGATTTTTTCACACCAATAAGATCATTATTTGGTGTTAATATCGATGACTGTTCCTTCATTGTGCTCCTTATCGTTTAGCAGGTTAGAGATTTCCTGACGCACTGATTCCAGTGCATTGATTTGTCCTATTATATACTTGTAATTTTCCATACTGTCAACCCCTCCGGACGTTACCGAAATTGACAACTGTTCTATTCTTAAATTTAAGTATCTTAAAGTTTTATTGATTACTGTTTCTAATTGCATTTAACACTTCCATCTTCTCCGTGCTTGTCTGATTCGAGAATTAGGATCGTTACGTGTTTTTGCAGATGATCGTTTGAGTTGGCCTGCGCTTCTTGCACAGTACGACTTACGTCGATTTGCAGCTTTTGATCCAGGTTTCACTTTACCAGTCACGGCTGTTTTTAATTTACTTCCAGGATTTGCGGCCCTGTAAGCTCTTACACCTTTAGCTGTCATTCCAGCTCCAGATTTTGTCTTTCTATAATTAGCACCCTTACCTGTAGTAGTTTTTCTTATAGGGTTTTCTTTTTTTCTCATGCGAATGTTTTTACGTTAGTTGGTTTACCACCTGGATTACCTGCTGCTCTTTTTCGTTTGACAGCACTCGCCTTTTGCGAGCTTGACATCCGTGTGGCTTTTGCAAGTGGGACGCATTTCGGATATTTCCTTTTCGAGCCTTTGCTTCTGCCGCAAGGTTGGTATTTCCCTTTTTTCTTCGGTGCTCCAATGTCTACCCATTTCTCGGCTACCCATTTTCTTAACCCTCCTCCTTCTGCAAAATTTTTACGCACAACTCATTCTCTTTCGTCTAGCTAAACCACCTACACGAAAATTCTGTTTCATTAATCCACCAGAAGCTTTTTTGTCTTTTTTTCCACCTGGTGTAATTTTACCTGAACAAACTCCTGATGCATACATATTCGCATATGCTGAAGGATATACTTTAAATTTTCTTTTGGCTGCTGCTTTGCCTTTTGCACAAAGTTTAGCCATTATGATTTTGCCGTTTGTTTTGCTCTTGCAAAGTTTGCTGCAGTAGGTGCTCCTTTAGCTCCAGCTTTTTTCATTTTTTCACCTGAACCAGCTTTGATTCTAGCTTTTTTGGCTGCAATGTTTGCGTAAAGACCGGGTCCACCACCATTACGATAGTTTGCTCTTTTACTTCTTCCTTTAATTTCTTTTCCTGGCATTATGCTTTACCACCCTTTTTAAAGTATCCCATTTTAGCTACAACTTGAGGAGCTTTCTTTTTTAACTTAGCTAGTCCCGGTTGTTTTTTTGGATCAATCTTTTTTTTACCTGGTTTAGATGTACCATCTTTATACATCATTCTATTTGTCATTCCGCCACCCATCATTTTTTTTCTCATTATTTTTTTCCTCCGTTTTTAAAAATTTGTGTACCCTTTATACCATAGATGCTCGCCACGACAAGGATCCATAGATTTGTGAACCATTTTGGGAGCTCCGAAAACATGTCAAAGAACAATTTTACCTTGTCCATCGCTGTTGGGTCTTCACTTACGACTGCCCAGGCCAAAATTGCTATGGGCAAACTTAAAATTATCAAAACGGCCTCGTCCTTCCAGTCCGACTGACGTGCTTCTAGTAATTTTCCTTGGTAAGCTTCTTTTCCTTCGGCCATACGCGACGCATGCATCAATTGTGCATCCGACATTGCCATTTTAGTCTTCTGTTTGTTAGCGTAAATTTTACTACCAGCAGAAACGGCTAATTTAATTGCCTGAAACCACATATTAGTACCAAGTAGCTGTTTTTTTCTTTTCAGCTAACATTCTTTTAGTTCCTCTAACCTTTTCTTTATCCCCTGTAGGAAGATAATTGAAAGAACCGTCAGCAGTTGTTTTAGATCTTGGATCTACTTCAACATTTTGACTTGGAACTGCCATTTGTTTTGCTTTTTTATAGTTCATCATAGTTTTTTACCTTTGTTAATTTATATTAGTATTATTTTTTTTTGCAAGACTTACTCCAGCTCTTAATTCTGCTAAATCTTGGTTTTGTTCAAGTTTATCATCAAAAATTTCTCTAGCTTGAACTAGTTTTGCTCTATCTAAGTCCGATTGTGCTTCATCAGCTTCTTTTTTACGTTCATTTTCCATCGCTCTAAGATCAACTTCACGTGATTTTAGTTTTAACAAAGGATCATTGTCATATTGAGACGTAATTTCTTTTTCTTCTTTAGCAAAATCAGTTGTTAGTTCTGAAATTAACACTGCTTTTCTTGCTTCGATCTGTTCAGACATTTGTTGAAGCTGTTGTTTAGCTTGTGGGTCTTGTTGAGCTTGCGCTTGAAGCATTTGCATCTGTTGTAACGGCTCTGCAAACTCTAATTCTACCTGTTCTTGAGCCATTAAACTAATATGTTCAAGAATATTTTTTTGAATTGATGCCATAATCTGTGGATTATTTCTAACCATGTTAGTTGACATAAAAGTTAAGTGAGAAGTAACGTGTGCAGTATGATCTTGTCCACGAAACGCTTGAAAAGGTTTGCCACCTAATGCATTTATATGCTCTAAACTTGGATCAATTGGTTGAACAGGTGCTGGAGGTGGTAATATTTGATCTATATTTTTTACACCTAAAGCTTCATACATTTTTCTGTATGCTGCAGGAAGATTATGTATCTGTGGGTTAGATGTTGCAAGCTGCAACTCTGTTTGAGCCATAGTTATTCTTTGAGCCATAGAAAATATATTTGGATCAGCAACAGGTAAAATATCTACTCTATCATCAAAGTCCATTTGTTTAATTTCTTTTCTACCACCAACTACATCAAAAGGATAAACAGGAGGTAAGTATGTTTTAAATACTTTTGATAATAATCTAAATTCTTGTTTCATTGCTGAATATAATCTTTTGTGAATTGCAGACATAACACGTGATCCACGCTCAAGAAGTGCAACTGTAGTTCCAACTGCAGCGCCTTGGTTTCCATCGCCCACTTGCATATCAGCAATAGCCGCGAACCTTTGACCTGCTTGAACAACTATACCCATTAGTTGTAATAATGTTGGACTTGGTTCTTTATAAGGTAAAGTCATAAAAGCATCTCTTAAATTACCACCAGGAGCATCTACATCTCTAAACTCACCTGGTTGTAAAGGTGCTGCTTCATCTCTAACTCTTATACCACGTTGTTTAAATCCAGCTGGCAGATTAGATAACGTTCCTGCATCCAATAACTGTCTTAAAGCTGCGGTCGCTGTTCTTGACAGTCCACCTATCATGTGGATTAGACCGAACCCATAAAAACCTAAACCTGGTAAAAATTTAAAATGAATAAAGTATTGTATCTTATTTTTCTTTGCATCATCAGGTTCAAAGTTTCTTCTAATAGATAAAACTTGTCTAGAAGACTCATCTATTGTTACAATGTAAGGTAATTTAATTCCTGTTTCATTTAACTCTTGATCTTTATCTTCGAATCCTTCTAGATCTAAATTAACATGACATTCTAAAAGAGTATAAATAGTTTCTTGTTTTCCTGTTTTTTTAGTTCCTTCTAATTCTCTTTCTTTAGATTCAATTTCATCTTTTGTTATACTTTGCGGTTTTGATAATTCTACATCACTGTAGAAACCAGCAACTTGTTGTTTCCTTAAATCGTTTTCAGAAATTTTTATTGTTTGAATAATCGCTTCCGCATCATCTAATGAGGTAGCTGTATACGGAACGACTAAATCATCTGCTGGAACAAACTTTGAAACAGCTCGTCCTAGTAAATCGTCATAATAAACTTTTTTAAATGTTGAACCCGCAAGTGGTAAATGAAATAACATTTGATCAAACTCTGGTTCGTACTCTTGCATTTTTTCCATCAACTCATAGTTCATGTAATCTTTAACACGAGTCGCTTGAGCTTCTTTTTCTTGATCTGGGCTACCTACTATTTGAGTTCTAACAGGACCTTCGGCAGGTAGTAATTCTTTGTAAGCTCCGGCTTGAAATTGTGTAACAGCTTCAGCAAGTACTGGGTGAGTTGCACCACTAGCTCCTTGAAAAGGTTCTGTTCTTTTTTCATATTTAAAACCAAGTAATTCTAAACCAGTTGTGTAAGATTGTTCCCAATCTTTTCTTGAAGATTTATAATCCATATAGTTTTCTACTAATTCAGAACCAATTGGATCTAAAATATCATCTGGTAATAATTCTGCTAAATTATCAAAATGTCCTTGTTGACCTTCTATGTTTACTTTACTTGGGTCAAAATCAATTTCTACACTACCATCTTCTTGTGGATTAATTTCAATAGGTTCTTCAGAAGCTTCTATTTCCTTCTGTTCTGAAATTTCTATTTCTTCTTGTGGATCAACTGTTATTGATGTCTTTACGTTTGGTAAAGACTTGTCTATGTCTGCCATTTATTTTCTCCTGTGTATTTGACACTTTAACCTGTTTTAAAGGAACATTCAACCCCTGTGGATTGGGTCCTCTTTTAGGTGGTATTGTTGTAGTTA